ATAGGGAGCGGATACGGTTGGATATGCCATATAAATCTCCTAAAAATTAAAATTAATTACCTTTGCCAAAAGATGACGATGATTTGCGCTCATTAAATAGAGGCATACGAGGGTCACTTTGGCGCATTAAATTATTATCTACTGCCTCTGTTTGAGATTGAGTCAACTGATTGTAGTGTGCACTACGTTGTTCAACAAACTCTGTAGGAGTCTTGCATAATAATAATCCGCCTATCTCAATGTTATCTTTAAAACGACTTTGAGGGTCGACTAGCAATTTAAATTTTGGTTGTTCCTCTATGCTTACAGGTTCCCATCCTTCTCTGAGTTTGGCAGATAGGTTACGAGGGTCCGCATTGTTAAGCGTTGAAGTACGAATCCATCTATACGAATACCCGGCCTGTTTGTCAGGTTCTGGGAGCAATTCCGCTGGCTGCCATTGCTTAGGGCGTTCAGTTGTTGCTCGGGTTTCTAAGTCACGTGGTACTTTATTAATAGTGTTTGTCATTATCTGTTCTCCAGTTTTAAGGCCGCTTGCGCGTATTGTTCGTTAGTAAGTCCCAATTTTTTTGCTAATTGCACTTGACTAGCTCTAAGTTTAATTTTGTTCGACGCTGTGCTTCGAGAAGCTGGCGCTACAACTGTACTCGGTTTTGTAGGAGCACTTTCAACTTTTTCCTTAACAGGTTCAGAATCACTAAAGTAACCACTAAACGTGTTCCGCATTGTTTTGTCCAATTCGGAGTAGTATACGTCAGAGCCAGCTTTATATCCTGAGTCTACAAGTTCTTCATGTACAGCCAAGGCTGCAGCAGTCATTACTTTGTTAGCACCATACCAATCGTTGTTATCTAGCCATTTTTCTAGCTTAGGGTCAGACTGGCGTACAGGATTTTGCTGTACTTGCTCTTGATGTTGTGTTTGTACACTATTATTTTCTTCTTGTAAAGAGGGTAATCTAAAATTCTTTATCTGCATCAGTTTGAGGTTAGCGTTCTGCATAGCCTCTTGTGCTTCAATTTGTTTATCTGTATCCCCTGAATCATACGCATCTTTGTAAGCACGTTTAGCCATTTCTAACTGAAGGCTAGCCGATGTCTGCATAGACTGTACGTATTCTTTCTCACCTGTAGTAAGTACGTTTTTAATGCGCTTGTTTTCTTCTATCAGGCGTTGGGCAAGGTTTACAGCTTCACGTTGTTCACGTAATGCGGCTTCTTTTTCACGACGTTCGTCATGGTAGACCTTACGCATTTGTTTTAGACGCTGCTTGGTAGCCTCGTCATATTTGTCTAACTCATCCTTATCAAGCTCTTCAACAAGCTCTTTAGGCATGGGCTGACGATTGCGGTCTTCTGCAGGGGTGTCGTCTTCGATTTCAATCTCAAAGCTACCTTCTGCTTCGTTCTCTGCAACGTTGACCTTTTTATCCTCATCAGGAAATGTAAACTCTTCTTTCTCAAATTCAGGCATCTTGTCCTCCTTATTTGCGACGGATACCGCGAGGGTCAGCTACAACCGCTTCAACTGTATCATCATTGATTATACGAAACTCACGACCGTGGATAACCAAACGGCTACCAGAATGTGGGCGAACTAAAACAAAATCACCTTTCTTACACCAAGGACCTGTGGGGAACTTGGCACCGTCTTTATAACAATCTGGACCTAAATCAACCACGAATAAAACTGTAGTTAACGCTTCCTCATGTCGTATTGTTTCATCGGCTTTAATAAGACCACTATCGTATTCCTTATCCATTTCTGGTATTGCACAAAGAATATGATATCCAGACGGTTGTGGAAGCTGTGATGCTTTTTCTTCGTCTGTTGCTTGTGGTTTATAAGAGCCTACTATTTGCGGATTATTGGGGTTTGTGGCCAATAAAATCTCACTCATCTAAATTCTCCAATCGTTTTTTGAGGTCTACTATAATTGAACATGCGGCTTCGAGACCTCGTAGCTGACCACATATATACCTGTATTCTTCTATTGTTGGGCAGTTGCCCCGAACAAGCGCTTCTGAGAGCATGTCCATGCGGTCTTTGTACTCGCCTAGAAGAACATCATAAATTTTATAATCCATTATTCACCCTTTTTAGGAACATTACGTCTAGCAGCCATTACCGCTTGAAGGTTTCTACTAATTACATCTTGGCTCTTCATGTCGCGGTTATGTTTGTTACCCGATTCATGTTGTTTTGCCTCATGTTGCTGTCTAGATACTTGTTTTACGGCGTCTGCCATAAGTTTAGTGTTCTCTTTCTCAGCATTAAACTTGAGTTGTGACGCGGTTTTAATCATGTCATTTGACTGTTGTTTTTCTGATTTAGCTGCGTCTAACTGTAATCGAGCCTGTTCTAACTTGAGTTGTTGCGCTTTGAACTGAGCATCGGTTGCGTCTTTAGCACCTTTGCGTTTTTGTTCTGCTGCTTTAAGCTGTAACTCTTGTTGTTGCATTTGAATGATTGGGTCTTGTTGCATTTGCTGAGCTTTTTGTTGCTGAGCTTCTGCTTGGTTTTGTTGTAACAGACGTTGTGCAGCCTGCGCCAACATAGGTGCCAATCGATTTTCGACTTCTGGGTCTAGTTGTGTTAATTCACCGTTCTCATCTGTCTCTGGCGGTAACTCCATACCCAACTGTTTCTCAATTTCAACGCGGTACGCGTAACCTAAGTGCTCGTTAATATGAGCCATCATAGCCGCTTGAATCTGCGGAGCCATAGGGTTGTTCTCTACTAGAGCAAGGATTTTAGGGTCTTGTAGTGCAGCTGTATGAACCGCGATATGAGACTGATGGTCTTGGTAAGCAAACGCCTTGACCGGTTTCATCATTAAGATGTTTTGGTTCTCAGTGACTGGGTCAGCTGGTTTTTGGTCCTCATCCATAGGTATTAGCATATTAGCGTTTTTAATACCTAACACTTCTAGCATCTGACGATGTAGTAATGGCATGTTGTATATCTGAGGAGTTTGTTGCGCTAACTGCATAACAGCTTGGTACTGTACAATCTTCTGAGCCATTGTTGATGCATTAGGGTCAGATACAGGGATTACCTCTACGTTATTGTAGTCAGATTTCTTAGCCTTACGGTCACCTTCTTGTGGCTCGTAGTTATAATCGTCTGGAGTGTATGCTGCAATTATTTCTTTAAGGAGACCTAACTCTTGCTTCATAGAATAGTGTATGCGAGCTTGTACGGCTGACATAACCTTCAGGGTGCGCTCTAAAATAGCAAGTGTTGTACCGACTGGAGCATTAGCTGACATGTCGCTGATTTGTAAGTCTGCTGTGTTAGCGAAGCGACGGCCTTCTTCTACGATTTGGCCTAGTAAGCCCATAAGAACTTGTGAAGGCTCTTTGTATGGTAGAGGCATGATGTTGTCACGCATAGTGCCTGACGGTACGTCTACATCACGGAACTCACCTGGGGCTATCGGTGTGTCATCACCCTTGACACGAAGTCCGCGAGTTTTAAAACCACCCGGTAAATTGCTGAGCGTACCCGCATCAACCAACTGGCGAATAAGTGAAGTGCCAGACTTAGCAAAAGCCCCGACCAGATGAATAAGCCCAAAATAATAAAAGCCGAAACCCGGAACATAACCGTAATGGACGAAGTGCTGACGTTTTTGGTAGGTTTCATCTTCAGGGTCCCAGTTGCGGCGCACTGCTAATACAGTGTTGGTGCCTTTCTCAATAGTAATGACGTATGGTAGTGCAATGCCTGTAGGCTCGCCGTCTTCATCCTCATGCTCGTATCCTGGCAAGTCATAGTCGACATGCATCTCTAATACTTTGTAGCGTGAGTCACTTGTGGCGCGGAAGCCCATCTTCTCGGCAATCTTTTTCTCTACCTCATCTAAGACGTCTACTGGGTCGCCAATATCAACATCACGGTAGAACCCAGCTACTTGTAGGCGACGTAGTTCATTCTCTGTCTTGCGCATCACATGGGTTACACGCTCAGCTGAGTCTAGGTTAGACGCGCCGTATGGCACAACTATGTCTTCTGCGGGGACGAACAGAGATATCTGACGGTCTAGATGTGGGTCAAAGTATACTTTCTTGAACGCGTTACCACTTAAACCAAGGCCCCATAACATGCGCTCATGCTCAGGACGGTATTCCTTCATAACATCAGTAAGCTGGTAGTTCATGTCATCTTGCACACGTTGAGCCGCTTCTTTTTTCTCTACGGTCTCTTTACCAACTATCTGTGTCTTAACTGGGCCAGCTGCAGGGAACATCGACATCATAGTCTCAGCCTGGAACTTAACTAGCGCTTCACTCAATAGTGGGTGGTACACACCACACGCGCCTTCCCATGGCTCGCTACGCTCTTCAATCTTCATACCTAGCAACTCTAGACCATCTACATAGGTTTGTATCCAGTCTTTGCGGGACGCTAAGTCATCTTCGTAGTCAGCAATAAGCTCTGATGCCATTGTAGTCAGGACGCTGTCGTCCATGTCCTCGGCTAAGTTCTTATTAAACTCATCTTCGTCGACACCTGGCTCAATGTCTATCTCTAAGTCACCAATCTTGATACCCACGCTCTCTGGGTCTTCTATCTCAATCTCAATTTCTGGTGCGTCCATGTCTTCCTCAGTAATGCCTAGGGGGGCTTGGTATAACGCTTTATCCATATTTGTTGCCATAATATATTCCTTTAGTAGTATGCTGCTTTTCTTTTATATGTATATAACATGTCCTCGTCAGGCTCATCATTAGGAAGTTTGATGAACCCCCCTTGTCTGAAACGTGATAATGCTAGTGTTGTAGAGTCGACCTGGTCATCGTTTGCACCGCTCGGAAAGTCGTTGCACTCCTCAATAACTTCTCTAGCCCATCTACGGTCCGGTGCCCACACAATCCCAGAGCGAAATAAGTCAGACACCGCATTTACTCGGCTTATCTTATCCTGCCCTTTTCCTGGTGTGAACTCTCCTAGCGGAATACCCATCCTACGCATCTCCTGATACAGGGCCGCGCCGTTAGATTTCTTCTCCACTATGAATGCATCCGGCTCCCACTCTTTATACTCTCTGAGTGCAAGCGTTTTTAACTCCGGAAACTCTAAACGCTCTTTTATTGCGTTTAACAGGATTATATTATAATTAGACACTTCTTCGTTATAAAAAACACCCCATGTAGTCAATGAGTTATAGTCAGCTCGGTTGTTAGTCTCCTGAGCCGCGTCCAGCGCCATAATAATAAACTCACACTCCGGCGGGTCTTCCTTGTCCCATATCTGCCACCACTCCCTCTTTATCAGCGCACCTTCTTCTGACGTAGGGTTTTGTAAATATTGTGCATTCCAGTAACGGACGTCTAGCACGGCACGTTTTGCAGCTAACTCCTCCAAGGACCAGAACTCAGGCCACAGGGGTACCTCGTACTTTTCTGTCTTTATCTCTTTATGTTCTATGTTGTCCTCGTCGACAACGGTGTACTCTATTTTTCTTTCTTTCTCGAGTATCGCAGGGAACTCTACAACCTCCCAGTCCTCTGCATCTTCGTTCTTTACCATCTGGTTTAGGATTTGTCCGGTCAAGTCAAGCTTAGACCACCTAGTCATTACGACAATTATCGCACCGCCTGGCATAAGACGCTGAATAGGACCAGATTGAAACCATTCCCAAGCAGGAAGAAACACATCTGCTCTACCTTGTTTAGCTTCTTGTTCAGAATGAGGGTCATCAATGATAAAAAGGTCAGCGCCTCGCCCAGCAAGAGCGCCCCCAACACCAATAGCAAAGTATTCCCCATTAAAGTTTGTACCCCATCGTGAAGCCGATTTACTGTCCGACTGCAATTCTACCTGCGGAAATATATCCTTATAGGGGTCTGAACCCACTAAGTTACGCACTCGACGACCAAAGTTAACAGCCAAGTCCGCCGTGTGTGAAGCCATGATAATCTTCTTATGTGGGTATTTGCCCAAGAACCAAGCCGGAGCTAGGTACGATATCATCTCTGACTTACCATGACGTGGTGCAATGTTTACAACTACGCGCTTTTTCTTGCCCTCGGCAATCTCTTCGAAGATTTTAGCCAGTCTTCTATGGTGAGCCCCTACCTTATAGTCCGGATACACATGGTGTATGAAGTCAAGGAACGAATCCTTAGCCACTTCTTGGGTTAAACCATCCTTATATACCTTTAATAAAGGTAAAACCTTGCGTTTCTGTTCCTCCGACATCGTCGGGAAGGCATTTTCTATCTTCAGCACGTCCTCAGCTGTTAATTTACGCTGTGTTTTACTCACTACGCTTGCTTTCTATGACTTCGCCTTCAATAACCTTGCCTTTTATGCTACCAAGCACCTTTAATAGCTCATCTTCTACTTCTTCTAGGGTCTGATGCTTAATAACAGTCTCGGTTCTCTTCTTAAATGCGTCAACTCCGTCTACTTCACCTAGTTTTGCAAGGGCAGACAGCCTTGTTTTAGCATCTTTACCTGTGGCAGCCTCTTTTACTAGGCCGTTAATCACAAAAAGCTTCAATTCAGCTAGGTCATCGACTAAAACGTGCGTGGTCTCCGCCACAAGACCCGCCAAAAAGGCCATGGTTTCGTTTGGGTACCGAGTTAAATCTAGTTTTGTGTTGGGGTCAGACATAATTTTACGCGCCAAATCAATTGCTTCGGTCTTTTGGTCTTCACTTGGCGTGATTGGGTTGCCTGATAGGTCAGAT